GGACTTCCAGATACTTTTCGCAGTCCTTCGCCCTCTCCTCGTCCGTGCGCTCGCCCAACTTTGACGGAGAGTATCCCATAGAGGAGTTGTAGTTGCGCTGCGAGGCAAGTATGGGAATTGGCATCGTCTATCCGAGCGTCACTTTCTGGGTCTGCGCTGCCCCTGCGCCCATCGGGGATGTCAAAGTGGTAGAAGCCATACCGCGCCGCTTTGTAAGAGCTTCGGCTTGAGCCTGTGCGGCGGCGTTGGCTGCTTCGGCTTGCTGTGACTGTGTTGTGGTAGCGGAAGGGGAAGGGGCTTTGTTGCCTCCCTGAATACCTTCGTACACCGCTCCACCGATAGAGGCAGCGGCAGTGATGCCAGCGGTAATCAGGAGTGCGGTTGAAGTGGCGATTCCAGACATGGTGACTCCGTAACCACAATATCATCATCGTTTATGCGAGAGAGCAAAATGTCGGGTTCGTCCGTAAATTCCGCCTCCGCTTCGGCAACCGTCTTGGCGGTCGTAGGGAAAAGCATCGTCATCTCGATATCCGACCCGGTGATGTAGGCAGTTTTTCGGCCAGCAGAGCCCGTCAGGACATTGTAACCAGTCATCCGCACCACCTCGTCACCCACCAGAACGTACAGGGTTCCGTGAACAATGACGATGGTGGGGATCTTGATAAGAACACTGGTGAACCTGGTTCCAGCCGGAATACGAACTGTGCGAGCGTACATCCCGGCGTGGAACGTATGCTCTGTTTGGAAGCGGGTTTGTGGGAGTTGGCGTAAGTATTCCTCTGCGCGGCGAATGGTGGCGATAGCCTCATCGCTAGCCGGAGGCAGGTTGGAGGGGATAGCAAGCTCGCTCACAGTTCCACCAAGTAGTGATTGTTGATATGGTGTGCTCGCTTTGATTCCGAGAGCCTATGGTCGAACCTGCTACCGACCGGTGCGCTGTACATGAAGTCCTTGCAGCCGTTCTTCCGCGCATAGTCCTGAATCTCCACTATCAGCAACCCAGAGGTTACACCCGAATACTCCTTCGACACGAAGATGCTCTCGGTTGCCGCGATCTTGACCCCGTAGTGGGGCAGGACGTACATCAGCACACACGCGAAACCGATCAGTTTATCGCCATCAAACACGCCGAACGCTTGGAACCCTCCCGACTTCTCTAGAAGGGCGTACAAGTCGCGTTGCGGGGTCGGCTTTCCTAGCTTTGAGTTGCCACACTCGGCGGCGTACTCCGACAGCAACTCATCGGCGTTGGGTGCATCCAGAATATCGGAGTAACTTACGGGTCGAATCATCACTTACCTCATACTCAGTCCATTGAACAAAATACTCTCGGGCGGCCGCATGTTCTCGCGCTCCATCAGCATACGAGCATACGCTTCGTCTATTTCCGGCTGAGGTCTTTTCCAGACTGGCTGCTCCAATGCGGCGTACCGGAAGCAGTCGCAGAAGTCCTTGTACGCCTCCTCTGGCTTGTCTGTCCCCAGCTTCCATTGGTAGTTGAACGCGTGTTGGATAGGCCCACCGTCGCCCTTACATCCCTCTTTAGCAAACATCATGCCGGGGTAGTTCTTGTCCTTCACGGTGGAGTAGTGGTCTTGCAGGTACTCCTTCACGCGCTTGTGACCCAGTGCTACATCCCCTGGCGCCGAACAGGAGTGAACGATGTTCTTCATCCCTGCCTTCTCAAGTTCTTCCTCCCATGATGGGTAGGACTCGCCATGCAAGGGTTTCTCCGCCGCCGCGAACTTTACGTCGATGATGAGCATCGCCGGTTCCTTGTAGTTGTGTTCCGCTCGCTTCACTCGAACCTGTCGGGCGATGGATTCTATATTGCCGCTGGGGCGAAGGTAGGCATACCAGTAAATCCGGTTAGCTGCCCTTCCGTTGACCGATATTTCTTCTGGAGATACTGCTCCAAAGAGCCAGCAGCAGGGGCGAGCATCATGGGGGTCAAGAACCTCGATGCGCATCCAATCGGGGGGAATCCTAAAATCGTCATAGAGATGTTTTTCACGGTCAAGCTCCTTATAAACCAATCCTGATAGATGCTTCCACTTTCCCTCTTCGCGGGCCTCGCGCTCGTCTGGGTCGGTGATTTTCTTCATATAGTTGTCGATACCCGACCGAGGCAAGAATCCCATCACCTGTCCACACTTCGGGCAATTGTCCACGGGTCGAACCTCACCCGGTTGCAGCCGCTCAGGATTGTTCTCTGGAATGGTGCAGTCGCACGACCGACACCAGTCTTGGCAGTTGTCCCATGTCGAACCCCGGAACACCGCAATCTCCTGATCGTCGCCGCCATTGTTAAATCCGTGCAGCGAGAGAAGGTCGTAGATGTACGCTTCCTTCAACGGCGTCATTGTGTACCAGCTTGGCCCGTTGGTACTCATCAGTCCGCGCGTGGCGGCGGTGAGGATGTCCCGTGGCGGAGGTTCATCAAAGTGAATCCAATCCAGCACAGTGCCTTCGTAGCTTTCAGCCGGCTGCACATACGACCGGAAGTGAATGGTTGAACCGCAGGGCTTACCGTTGAAGTCATTCGCCAACGCGATGCTCTTTATCGAACCATCCGAGTAGCGGCTGGTCGTGATGCCGCAGTAGGCCGGGATGAGCGACATGAACTCCGGTTCAATTCTCTGCGCTAACGTCTGCCCTGCGACCTCGCAACCCACGATGCCGTTGTTGGGGACGCGCACGTTGATTTTGTAGTCCGGGTCGTCCTTCGATAGCCAAGGGCGAAACCCCATCGCGTGAGCTATATCCTCTGCCACACCAATGCTCGTCTTTCCGACCTGGTTCCCAGACTCGAAAAGTCGAGTGCGCGGCGTTCTCCCACGGTTGTTCTTGATGCGGATGAACGGAATCTGCGCCCGGTTCATCTTTAGGTAGAAGAGTTTAATGTACGACCGAACTTTCCCCTCTACCGCCGCCAGTGATGCGGGGTCGTCCGGCTTGTATCCGTCAAGCAGGTCGGGGACGGGAGTTGTGGTTGACTTTCGAGCCATTAGTTCTCCACCTTCCGAACCATACCACGCTGTCCACACTTGAGTGCCTTGTGGCCCTTGTCCATCAGGCACTCGTATTGCTCGCCGTCTTCCCACCAGGTCTTGCCGCAGATCGGAACTTCGGCTAGGTTTGCAGTCCTCAGCAGGTAATCGGATTGCTCAGACTCAATCATTTCGGCCTGAACGCGGGCAAGAATCGCATCGCACACCGATTTGGAATGAGGCTGATTGGAGAAATCGCAATTGCATAGTTCCTCAATCTTCCCAGCGCAAATGTCCCGCAGGGCTTGCATGTCGGGTTTGGACGGGACGGCAGGACTCGAACCTGCGACAGTCGAGTTAGAAACTCGATGCTCTTCCATCTGAGCTACGTCCCGTTTGGTTGCGGGGGGAGGGGTCGAACCTCCGACATCAGGATTATGAGTCCCGCGCTCTACCAACTGAGCTACCCCGCCATCTAACCGCATCCGGCAAGCCTCAAGTATCCACGCAGTACGCTTCCGAGAACCTCCAGCCGCAACATCAATCCGTCCACGCAATACATCAGGAATCCTCAATGAACTTACCATGTACTACATTGTACTACACCGTTGTACTACAACTCAAGATATTTGTACTACATAAGCCTTTTGGCAGAAAAATGCGCGCGGGGGATAATAACCCGCTCACCCCCACCCGGCCTCTATGGGGGATAGGGGTACCCCCCCCAGATTGCTTTTTGGCCCCCGCAAGCCGCAGAAAACAAAAGCTCACCCACCATCCGGCCCCGCCGATGGCTCGCTAATCACCCGCTGATTGCCGCGCGCTCGGATGGCCTCTGCCACGTCCAGCAGCACGCTGACGTTGATGCCGGTAGCCTGCCCACGCTCTAGCCGCGCCTTGTCGTAAAGTATGCCCATTACAGTAGTTAGCTCCGCCGGACTAGCTTTTGCCAGCTTTACGTCCGTGATGGACGACAACGCTCTGGCGCCGATAGCGTCGAAGATATCCGCCCGATTATCCTGATAGCCGCGAAGTTCTTCGTGCGTCTTGTCGCCAAGGTAGGCGCTAAGGACGTAGTGGACATTGCTTGGAGAGCAGCCAACGCGCTTTGCGATCTTGGCCTCACTCATCTCTGGATAACGCTCTTTGAGTCTGCGGATAGCCGGAGCGGTACCTTTATTGCGTCCCGTGTTGGCTTTAGGCGCGTCCGGTGGGTTGAGTATGTTGGTGAGGGTATCGGCCATTTGGCAATTTTAGCCTCAATCGAGGGAAAAATGCCATCGTAGCAAAGCCCAGGTGCTCTCCGTAGACCTGCCGACATACCCCTGGTACCCCGATTTATACGCTAAAAATAAATCCTCACCTACCCTTGACAACTACAACTGATAGGCGTAGGGTAGATACATCAGAGGCAACCAGCCTCACTAGGAGCAACAAATGAGCATCACCTACACCAAGGCAAACCCTCTCGGCGATGTAACCCTCAACGGCACAACGATACACCTCACGCAGCAGGCTTACGCAGACAATATCGGCACCGATGGCGACGTAGCCTACTTTGCGCATGGCGTTGACGATGAGGGCAATGATTATCAAGTCCGCTGGGATACGACCGCTGAGTGGGATGCGTTGCAGGAGTCCTACCGCAACGATCCCGAAAACACTGACTGCGATAGCATCCCCGAAGATGAGGCTTGCGATTGGAACGAGTACACGGTACGCGCACTCTAAGCTCCGCCGCGCCGATCCTACGGTAAGCGGTGCGTCTCTGGGTGGTACCAGAGTGCCGGGTACGTAACCCCGGCGAAATATATGGAGGTAACACACATGACACACACAGAGATCATCTGCGAACTGCAAACAATGCCAACCGATACACGCCGGACGATTGGTAACTGCGATGTTCGCCGGGACGGAACTGGTGATTACTGGTGCGCGACGACACCACGCGGCTTTACAGCGTTCTATCACGCATCGGGTATGGCCGCCATCATCCTTAGCTGGCTCTAGTTCAGCGCAACACAACCGCAGCCCAGCCGCAAGCCGTGAGCGGGTAATCACGGCCACCAGGAGAACAAATGTCCACAATCACCGTAGAGCAGCGCGAGGCTATCGCGGATTTTGTCGACACTCACCACATCCACGCCGTTTTGGGTGATAAAGAGCAGGCTTGCTCCATCGCGGCAATCAACCTGGCACTCTCTGGCGACCTAACAGACCGCGTACCCTCTTGCATGTCCGATGTCATCGGGAAATGGATCATTGGCGTACAGGATTCCATGCCAGCGGCCATGCGACACTGAGCAACTACCAACAGAGGAATTTAGGAGGAAAGACAATGGCAATAAAGAAGAAATACGTGATCGTACGCACCCAATCTGCGGGTGTGTTTGCAGGCAATTTCGAATCCCGCACAGGACAAGAAGTTGTTCTCACCAATGCTCGCCGTCTGTGGTACTGGACGGGGGCAGCCTCACTCTCCCAACTCGCTGTATCGGGAACTTCTTCCCCAAAAACATGCAAGTTTCCTACTGCTGTTACGCGTGTCGAATTGCTCCAAGCAATTGAAATCCTCGACGTAACGCCGGACGCCGAGAAATCCATCAAGGATGTGCCGGAATGGAAGCAGTAAAAGGCTACGGCGACGGCTCCGGCGACGGCGACGGCTCCGGCGACGGCTCCGGCTACGGCTACGGCTACGGCTCCGGCTACGGCTCCGGCGACGGCGACGGCTCCGGCTACGGCTCCGGCGACGGCGACGGCGACGGCGACGGCTCCGGCTACGGCTACGGCTACGGCTCCGGCTACGGCTCCGGCGACGGCTCCGGCTACGGCTACGGCTACGGCTCCGGCTACGGCTCCGGCGACGGCTCCGGCGACGGCGACGGCTCCGGCTACGG